GAGCCAGTGATAATCGCTGTGCCATAGAGAAAATGTTAGGATCTGACACCGGAAGTATGTCCACACGACCATCAAAGTCGGCTTGCATCGTCTCTGGAGGCACATTTCCAACAAAATAAGGGTATGGAACCGGGTTTTCACTAAAAATCTCCGCTAACATGCGAAATTCTTGCTTTTGAGCGTAATGTAGACGCTTATGTATGGAAGATATGATCTTTGAACCCTGTTCTATCAAGGCAACAGTCGTTCCAACAGGTGCGTTTGAGTTTACATCCGCTGTTTTTGCGTCTGCAACCTGTGCAAAACGTCTACCAGAATCAACAACCACACCTAAAAGCTGTGCTAGGGTATTTGATGGCTCTTTATATGGCAATGGGATGATTGAATTCTTGAGATCTCCGCCTGGGACATCGATGTCCCTAAACTCCCCAGGATTAAGAGGCTCATCATCATTACGAATGCGAACACCACGAGCCTTAAAGCCAGCTGGTAAATTAGAGAGCGTACCTGCATCAATTAACTGCCTTAAAATAGAAGTTGCTGCACGAGATAAACCTCCGATTGTGTGCAATAAACCGAAGCCGTAAAAACCAAACCCTGGTAAAAACTTGAAATGAGTAAAATATTGACGCTTCCTCTTTAATGGGTCTTGTTCTCTAAAGTTTCTAGAAATCGATAACACTTTTCCAGAAGTTTGATCAAGGGTGACAATATAAGGCAACATAATACCCGAAGGATTCCCCTCCATATCCTTGTCTTCAAAACCTTCCAAGTCCAAGTCAATGTGGCACTCCAATAAGGTATAAGAGTCATCAGAATAGTTCGGACGTAGTCCCAACAACTCATCAGCACGCTCTTTGATAGCTCCTTCGTCTTCGCCATCATCCGCTTCAGATAATTCAACATCTTTATATACTCCTGCTACTTGTAGCTTGCGAATGTCATTATATGACATTCTAACAACATGTGTCACCCTCTCCGCTGTTCTTAAATCACTAGCCGAGTACGGAACAACCATATCTTCAGCTGGAACAAACTTGGAAACGGCTCTCTGCTTTGTTTCGTCAAAATAAACTTTTTTAAATGTAGATCCAGTTAATGGCAAATAAAATAACATTTGATCTGTGTCTGGGTCATACTCCTCCATGATCTCAGTAATCTGATAATTCATGAAATCTTCTACACGCTGTGCCTGTGCTTCAGTCTCCTGTGTCGGAGTTCCTAGAACCTGAGTCTTTACTGGCCCGCCACTTGGCAACATCTCTTTATATGATTGTGCTTGAAACTGTGTAACGGCTTCAGAAAGTAAAGGGTGAGTTACACCACTTGCCCCCAAGAAGGGTTCACTTCGATCCTCGTAGTTTATCCCCAGTAACCCTAATCCCTTAGATATAGCTTCTTCCCAATCTTCCCTAGACTCTAAATCTTCACGAAATTTAGATTGAAGATCCGAGGACAAAGAGCCAAGTACGTCTTCGTCAAGAACCTCGGCTAAATTGGCATTGTGATCATAAGGCTCGGCAATAACCTCAGTTACCCCCTCTTCCATAAGTTCTATGCCGTCAGGGAGTTGAGCCTCGGTACCCGGTACTTCGATCTGGAGGCTATCTTCTTCGGGAGTGAATTGACCACCCGCTCCCATTGATCCTTCTACCATACCTGCTATTTGTCTAGGTTGTATTGCCATTATGTTATCCTTGTTTTTTTACTTTTTGTAGGACGTAGTCGATCTGAAAATCGATTAGTAACGGTTTTGCCCTTGCCCTTTTTCACTGTCTTCTTCTTAGACATTAATAAGTTCCTTTAAATGTCCCACCACGAGCTTTCATTACCCCGCCCATGTTCATTGACTTGGGAACTTGTTTAGCTCTTGCTTCTTTAGTTATCTCTTTATTCAATTTTTTTCTACTTTTCTTTTGTGCTACCAGACTATCTTTTGTTGAGTGTTGTCTGCCTGTAAAATAAGTTTTAGGATCACCTAGTTTTTTGTCTATTGATTTTCTAATATCATGATTAGGAAATAATATTTTTCTTTTTTCTTGAAACTGAATAGAGTCTCTTGCTTTATCCACTAGTTCCTTCTTAGAAGGTGGACTCATTTTTTTGTTTTTGTCTTTTCCAGCCATTTTATTCTCCTAGTAATATTCTCTTGCTCTTTTTGGAAACCAATCTTCTGCGATCTCTTCCCCTTGTAAACTAATAAATCCGCCTTGTCTAAACCTCATTAGTGCCATCGTCATACTATCACAATAGTCATCATGGTCGCCATTCGGAAAAGATGCAACCTCTTCGATGACTTCGTCAGCAAACCTTTCGTCAGGATACCACACTTTTCCAGATTCGAAAATAGGAGATACCATATGCATCCTCGTGGTCTTGTCCATACCACCCCCACCCTTTCGCCTACCGGGACTGTAAGTAGTAACAGGTAAATTTATTAATCTTAACTCATCAGCTAAAGAAGAACCAGAAGCTTTTGCTTCTATTAACATCATGTCTGGCTCCCAGTATTCGTTTTGCTCTACAGCAATCTCCTTGAGTTCCGGAAAATTCCAACGCCCTTTTTTAGCATCTAACAAAATTAAATGCTGCTCTCCGTTTTCTTTTGGCTCAAATACACCCCAAGTCGTAATAGCAGAATAGTCAGCAGTCTCTTTTTTGCTGTAAGCCGTATCATAACTCTGAATTATGTAATCCAATCGTGGCGTGTCTTCCCTCTCCCACAACTGCCACCACTCTCGTTTGACCATAGCTATGTCATCGGATGTAGGATCTTGTTGCCACTGAGCATTCCATTTACCAGGAGATAGTGACGCTTTGACTTTTAGTAGCTCTTCTTTTTTCCAGAATTCATGCCACAATGGTTCCCCCGAAGGAAGTATAGCTGGAAATTCAACTATGTCCCATTGATCTGCCATAATGTCTTTTGCCTGTGCCCCCAGTAACCTGCCTGTCAAATCTTTCTTAGACCATCTGGTTTGCACAATTATTATGGTACCCCCCGGTTGTAGTCTCTGCCGAGGTCCAGAAGTGTACCACTCATAAGCTGTGTCATAAGCACTAGCCGATAAAGCATCTTGTTCCGAGTGTGGATCATCAATAATTAATAAATCCGCACCACGACCTGTCATTGCAGCACCCACCCCCGCAGCGAAATATTCCCCGCCAGCACTAGTCTCCCAACGACCTGCTGCTTGGCTATCCTGTTTCAAGTCCGTGTTGGGGAAGATCTCAGCATATATGGGATCGGCTATGAGATCTCGGACTTTCCTACCAAATCTTACAGCAAGTTCAGTATTCATGGTAGCCTGTATAATTTTTAATTTTGGATTACGTCCCAAGAACCAAGATGGCATGAGATAGGATGCAAACTCTGACTTCGAATGTCGAGGAGGCATATTAACAATCAATCTCTTTAGTTTGCCCTGGGCAATAAGCTCTAGCTTCTCGGCTATGATGCTGTGATGCCTACCTTCAATGAAACCGTCATACACATGCTTTGCATACGCCATGAATTTATCACGGGCCTTGTCCCTCGTTTCTAGCCTCTTGAGTTGTTCTTCCAGTAACAGGGTTTCTTTAAGTACCTCATCTGGCAGTGCTTCTAAATTTTTTAACATGTTCGAACGATAATACATTTGAATGAAATTATCAACCTAACTATTACAGACGTAGGCTGTAAACAGCCTACGGTCATATATGGGGGAGGGGGGCCTTGGTTCTAAAAACTTATTTTCAAAAATCACATAGTAACCCCAATTGATAATGATTCTCATTCTTACCCAGGTTGTATAAGATTTTATTATAATAGCTATCAATTAATATAATATAAAATAGTTTAATTAATACTTGTTATATGATCTTATATAATATAATATGATCTTATATTTAATTAATAGAGAGAGTAAAAAAAATGATTACAAATACAGTAAAAGAAATAAAAGAAATAAAAGAATATGTTAAACATACTTATAACGTTAATTGCTTACTTGATAGGTTTGGGGCTAATACTAAGCTTAAGAAATCTTCTAAAGGCGTTTATAACGTGGCTGGTTTATCTTTAATGCCAAGTATTAAATTTTGCCCTATGTCAATAAAAGCAGGATGTTTTGAATTATGTTTAAAATCTGCGGGACGTGGACGCTTTAACAATGTTGTTAATGCAAGAAATAATAAAAGTAATTTATATAATAATGATTATGATTTATTCATGAAATTATTAGTACATGAATTGAATTTGCATGTTATTAATTGTAAAAAGAATAATGTTAACCCGTCCGCACGTTTAAACGTATTGTCTGATATACCTTATGAAAATACTTGTATTTTTGATTTATTTAAAAACATTTATTTTTATGATTATACTAAAAGAGCTAATAGATTAGAGGCTTGCAATAAGATCGAAAACTATAAATTAATGTTTTCATATTCTGGTCGAGATGCATATTTAAACCAAGTATCTAAAGCTTTAGATTTTAGCAATCCTATTGCCGTAGTTTTTAGAAATACCTTTCCAAAGTATTTTTTAGGGCGTCCCGTTTTTAATGGTGATTTATCCGACATCGATAATTCAACAAAACATGGTCATGTTATAGCATTAAAAGCAAAGGGATCTTTAGCAAAAAATTCTTTTAATGATTTTGTAGTTGCATAAACTACAAAATATTAAAAATCAAATAGCAGGTTTTAGCCTGCTATTTTTTTGCTTAAAAAAAATTTTGAAAAATGACCGTAATATAGTAAGACCGTAGGTCTTTCATGACCGTATAATAAGTATGACCGTAGGTCATTCCATGACCGTTGTCAGCTGACCGTAGGTTAGATGACCGTTTTTATGTGACATTTATGTCACACCCAGGTAGTAAAAAATAAAATAATTAAATTAATACTTGTTATGATTCCTGGGATAGTATAGGATGATCTTATAACTTAAACAAATAGAGAGAGTAAAAAAATGGATCAAGGTAAAAAATTAATAAAAGATGCTATTAAAGACGGTTTCATTATTAGAGTTTATTATGAAGATGATTATGAACCTGCTTATATTGGAACAAATTTAAGTAAAGCTTGGGACGATGCGACAGCTTGCGATTGTTCATCAATTGAGTTTTTTAAAAAAGATGATCAAGGCAAGATCACAGAACACGGATCAGCTTTCTTGGTTCACGGAAATTCACCTACTGAAACAGTTTGTGATTATACCATAGGCGGATATGCTGAAACTTGGGATCAAAAACAAGATTTTTTGGATAAGCATTTTGAAATCATTTCTTATAAATAATTTAACATGGTGTGGATTTATTCCACACCAATTTTTTTGAAAGGTAAAAAAATGAGTAAAATAAAATTTAAAGATATATCTAATGAAAAAGGTCAAGCAGGTGCACCTATAGACATTACACCTAATTGGGTCACATGTGGTGAAATTATTATTATGGCATTACAGAATCCAAAATTAGATCGTGAAGGTTTTGATAATGTTTTTGCTAACATTCGAGACATGGCACAAAAAATGGATCAAGCCAATAAAATAATAAGACAATTAAAATCAAATAAATAACGAGTTACTCTCGGCTCTCTCCCCGAAAGGGGAGGGGGCTAAAAATTTTTGATGACAGTAGTTCAAGGCAGGTCGCAAGGTCGCAAGACCTTGAAACTAGGTCGCAAGGTCGCAAGGCGACCCCCCTCCCCTACCCTCCCCTGCCGAGGGGGGTGTGACATTTTTGCAACACCTCTCTTGCAAATATGCAACAACGTCTTTAATCGATCCTCGAACTAAATATTCTATGTCCTCGATCCTAGAACCTTGAATTTCTAATGCTTTTCCTCCCTCAAATAAAAATAGACACCTCTCCTTGGGGCTAGATGCTAGAAAAAAACTAATGCCATTACTTCGATCATATGAGATATGCCAAGCAATTTGGGACTTTTGTGGGATTATCCTATTATTCTTTATTATTTTTAATTCAATAAAGTAAACATTACCATTCATACATATAAATGTGTCAGGTATACCCTCTCCAACTCTATTCTCTATCCTTTGAAAGAATGTTTTCTTTGGTAGGCTTTGCTTTAATAAGTTTGATAATATCTTCTCTGTCTTTGCCATTATTAGTGTCCTCTATGGTCTTATATTCGCCATCAAAAGCATATCCATGTGCTTTCCTAAGTTCTGATAATCTAGCTACAATTTCATCCCTTGATAATTTATCTATAGTATGAACATTTTGAACTTCTCTTTTATCTACAGATAATCCTCCTAGTGCTGATCGAATTTTTTCTGCATTTATAGAGGCTGAAAATTGTCCCTCTTCTTCTGCTCTATGTGATAGGTCTGAGAGCCTTTTTAGTTGACCTAGTAATGTCACTCCATATTTCTTTTGTTTTTCTTCTCGAAGTTGCTTTACATATTCTGTTACTAAAGGGAAAGATTTTCCATCCAATAATTTAGATGCTTGGACATGGGAACTGTCTTCTGCATATCCTGACAATCTAGCACATTTGGAATTGGAATATATTCCCTCAACAATATATTTAGCAAACTCTTTTTGTCTGTTTGTTAGCTGATTTTTATTTCCCATAATAGAGTATTCTCCTCGTTTTTTACTTTTTTTTAAACTTTTTTTGAAGTTCCATCCCATCTCATAAGTGTAGTAACGTAATAAAAGTGTAAACGATATTATTCAATAAAATCAAACACTTTTACACTTATTACATGTTTACACCATTTTACAAAAATATTTTTTAAAAACTTTTTTTTGAAATTAAAACTATATATATTCATTTTTTTGTTGACTTATTATTTTACTGTATGCGATAACTCCCATATGGTCTTTTATGATCATATTAGTATTAGTTTTAATTATAGCAGAAAGAGAGTAAAAATGAATAGACAATTTTTCCATTATGATAAATTTATTGGAAGTCTTCCAATAGAAAAAAATACTGTTATCTTAACTAAAGTAGTTGAGAAACCTAAATACAGATATTCTCATGTTGATGCTGAATGGAATAAGATCACTTCTGATCCTATTTCTATCAAGTCTGATACAGATGTAAGTCTTGATACTTTATTCGAGGATTTAAAATTCAACAATCAAGATAATAATTCTTTTGTCATGAAAATGGCTTTTGTTTATGGCAAGAATGGTTCTTTAACTGATCCACAGATCGAGGTTCTAAAAAAGATTTTAAGAGAGGCTATTAGTAATCAAGCTAGAGCCAAGAACCAAGGTTCGATATCCGTGGACAAGATCAGGGAGTTATTTAAAACTCCATTAGAGAACGGATTAAAATACCCTAAATTTACAGTTGGAGATATTACTTTATCTTTACCTACTGAGAACTCAGCCTCTTACAACAAGGATGCTATTTATGTGAGGCATGAGGACGTTTATGTAGGCAAGATCATGGATGGTAAGTTTATGCCTACTAATAGGTGTCATGCCTCTGTATCTGACAAGCTAATGGCTATTGCTAAAGACCCTAGGGGCGAGGCAGTAGGTCATGGTCATTTACATGGCAATTGTAGTATGTGCAGAAAGAGATTATCTGACGATAGATCAATGAAAGTTGGTTATGGTCAGACTTGTGCAAAAAATTGGGGAATGCCTTGGGGGAAAAAATAATGTTTTACGATAAAGAAATAAAAACATTCCATAGCTATAGAGCAGAAGTTTTGGAAATTGTTAAGAATGATTTTAAAGAAAAATGTGGGTGTGAGTTTGCTGAGAATATTTCTTATGATCAGCTACCCATAAAAAGAGGTTGGCACAATCATGATAGGCTTGATGTTTGTGACAATTGTTATGAGGCTTTTGATGTGATCAGAGATCAGCTTAAAGACTGTCAGGAAGAGCCTTACGATGAGAGGGAGGGTATGTATGACAATCCGTCTTACTACCAATCCCTAACAGAAAAATAATAAACTTTAACGGAGAAAAATTATGGAACAGAATTTATTTTATATTTGCGATCATCAAGGAAATTATGACGAGCAAAAGATTAATAACAAAATTGAGAAAGTGGCTTACAAGACTTATGACGATGCTCTTAAATATCTTGAAGAGAATTATTATGATTTTACGGCAGATCGTGATCCATCTGAGGATCATTGGTCTTTGCACGACTTTCTTCTTCATATGAGAGTTCATCATTTATACGATATGGAATTAGACTTTAATGATAGGGATAACTTTTTAGATATCCCACAAGAGGCACATGAATATCATATCAAAGAATTGTTTGAGGGTGTTTTGGATAGGATGGGTCTTGAATGTGCAAAAACTTATTTGGAAAGGGAGGCAAAATAATGAATGAAGTAATTAGAAAGTTGGTTTTGACTGACGAAAAACAATTTAATTATTTGCATAAAAAAAGAAATGCATTTTTAGATCAAAACAAAATGGATGAGGCAGATTGTGTCTTATCCACAATAATAAAATTAAGAGAAATAAATAATAGATGGGAGGCAAACTAATGAATGAAGTAATTAAAGATATTGAAAGACTAAAAGAAGTTCGAGATCAAATAAGTTCAATCAATGGGATGTATTATACTAAGAATATAATTCAAGACATGATTGAAGAAAAAGAAATCGTAGTAAAAACTTTCGAGAAACATCATGCCTATGACCGAAGTCAATGGATGTTAGATGTCACTAAAATTTTAAAATTAGGAGAGAAGTAATGGATCAGTTAAATAAACTTTGCGACATTTATAATCGATGGGGAGATAGAAATAATTTTTCTCCATT